GTAAATATAATGGTTTTTATTTACCGCAGCTAACAAATGCAGAGCGTGATGCTATTCCTGCTGATGCTTTAAGGAATGGTGGTTTAATTTATAATATTACTACCGACAAAATTAATGCTTATGTAGATGAAGCTTGGGTATCTGTTGCTACTGACGAGCTCTTGAGTAAAGGCGCTAAGGAAGTTTCAGAAAAAGTGATCAATACAACTAAAGCTGTTTTATCTAATAAAACTAAGTAAAAACATGAATCCAGCATTATTAAATTATTTACAAGCAAATCAGCAGAATCAAGATCAGATGGGGATTCTGGGTAATGTTGCCGAAGGGCGGTTACCTAATCAGCAAATAAACAATGATTCTAATCCTTTTGATTCAGGAATAAGGCGTGCAATAGAGACTGCTAGAGAGTCACTAGGCATGACTGAGAAACAGCAAGATAAGGCTTTGCGCAGAGGTTTGCTTAATTTTGCTTCAAATATTGCAAAAACTCCGAAAAGCAAGGGGTTTTTTAATAATTTTGGCGATATATCTCGTGCTGCTCTTCCAGCTATCAGCGAATATAATAATGCAGAAGCAGAGGCAGAAATGGCAAATAATGCTTTAGCCAATCAAATCTTGAATTATCAAAGAGGCTTAAGAGGTGAAGCTTTTGAGCGTGAGAAGTTTAATAGTCAGGCGAAGTTTCAACAAGATCAGCTAGCAGAGACTAAGCGTTATCATAATTTAATGGACAAGCTTAATCAAAATAAAGTTAAAGCTGGAATAGAAAAAGACAGATTAAAAACAGGAGCTAAAAGCAGGGAATTAAATGAGAGAAAATTTAATGAACGTATGGAAAAAGCTGAAGATAAAAAACTTTTGAATGAAGCTTATAGCCAATATATAGACAATATAGAAAATGCAAAAGCTTCCGGTTTAACTGGAAAAAGTAAATTAGCAGAATGGAAAAGATACTGGGCCAAAATTACTGGTGAATCTGAAAATCTGGATATTGAGGAAATGTTAAGGATTTCACATGCTAATAGAGTAAAAGACCTTGGTGGCTCAAACCCAAATATTAAACAGTTTGAGGTAGCTATGGAATCCGCTCCTAGCATAACAAAAGACCCAGACGCAACAATTAAATTCTTAAAAAATATTATTGATAAGAATAATGAGTTTTTGGACGAAACTGACTATTTAGCAGAAGTGTGGGGAGATGATTACGAAGGGCAGGAATATTCTCTTTTAAAACAATATAGAAAATTAAAAAAACAAAATACTCTTGGGCAAAATAAACAACAAAATATGGGGGGAGCTGAAAATAAACTAGGAAATTTACTGCCAGCAGAACCAGGATATGCACATGTGATCAATATTCTAAATAACGAAATCGAAGAAATGGCACAAGATGACATTGAACGAGCGATTGCAACAGGTAAATATAAAAGGTTGCCATAATGAGTACAAGCAATGAATTTAGAACTAGACCAGCAAGGTATTCAGATCAATTTAGGACTAGACCAGCAAAGTATGCTTCATTAGCCTCTCAAGAGGCTGCTCCTATAACTCAACCAAAACAAGCTACTCAAGAGTCAGAGGGCGATTCTTGGCCAGCTTTACTCGCTAAATCTGCCGCCAAAGGACTGACTGATATGGCTGGTTTTTTTGGTAATTTCCAAAAGTCTCCACAAGCAACACCAGAGACACAGAAAATTATTGATCAGTATAAAGATCGTTTAAGCTCTCAAGACAGACAATTGCTTGATAGTAGAATGCCAACATCACCAGAAATAACTAATTATTTTACTGACAAAACTGGATATGATTTTACTCCTCGCCCTAGCAATGCAGCACAAAGGATAGCAGGTAATGCTGTTGAGTTTGGTGTTGGCTCTCTAATACCAGTAACCAAGGTGCAAGGCATTGCTCCCCTAATGAAACAAGCTGGAGTGGGTGCTGGAATTGGTGCAGCTAGCGGTTCTGCTCAAGAAATGGGAGTAAACCCTTTAGTTGCTGATATTGGTGCTACGATTGCTACTCCTTATGGTTTATCTGCTCTAAAAAATACACCAAAAGCACTAGCAAACGCACCAAGGGCTTTAATGGGCTTATCTCCAAACAAAATTAATTTAGAAGCCGGTCTTGCAGCAAGAGATTTAGGTATTGACCTACCAGCTGCTGTGCTTACAGATTCAAAACTTGTAGGGTTAGCAGATCAATTAGCTGGGAAAGTTCCATTTTTGGGAACAAACAAGATCAAGAAAAAATATGATAAAGCTCAAGAGCAAACTGTTGCTGCTTTAGATGATATTTACAACCAAATTGGCCCGCAAAACACTCCTTCTGTAGAAAAAGAAATTGATCGTTTATACAAAAGTAGCGAACAATATTTACCTCAAAATGCTTCAATAGAGCCAACTAGCACTCTTGCTGCAATTAATAAAATTAAAAATAAATCTGCGGTCTTAAGTCCTGAAGAAAAACAAGTCTTTGATTATATTAAAAATTTAAAAAGTGAATTATCTTCTCAGGGGGCTATTCCTAATTCTATTCCCGACATTGGTTATTTAGCAGGACAACAAATTGACTTAAGTAAAATCAAAGGTTTAAATTTAAATAAAACAAACATACAAACCGCTCCTGTCGATATAAAAACATTAACAGATACAAAAAGGAGTTTAAACAAGATAATAAAATGGAATCTAGAAGACCCAGGAGTTAAAAAGTTATTAAAGTCTGTACAAGCTGGCATTAATAAAGACATTCAACAATATGGTAAAACAAACCCAGAGTTTTACAAAGTTTTTAAAGAAGCTGATGGATTGTTTGGAAAAGTAGCAAAGCGTAAAGAAACAGAAAGTGCTCTAGGAACAAAAGCCACTAATTATGCCACAGATGATTTATCATATAACACTCTTGCTAAATCTATTCGTGATCCTAATAAAGCTCAAATTTTAGAAAAACAGACCTCTCCTGAAATAATGGACAAAATAGAAAAGTTAGGAACTGTTGCTAAGGCTATGAGTAAAAGAGCAAGAGATATACCCAATCCTTCTGGAACAGCAATTACTCATTCTTCTTTAGCTGTAATAGGAGGCTTATTTACTAAGCCAATTTCTACTATATCAACATTACTTGGCGGACAAGTGGCCTCAGAGTTATTGACAAATAAAAAGTTTCTTGATGCTGCCATTGACGCTGCTAATAATCCTAAAAACCCTATAAAATCCATGGCTTTTAATAAGCGTTTAAAAGATATTACCGGATATTCTGTTGTTGATTTAAATAGAGAACTAGCTAGACAAAAGACCAAAGATTTTGAAGAGCAATATCCTGATGCAATAACAATCGATAGCATGGGAGGCCAGTAATGAACTATACAACATTAACTGAGCAAATAAAATCTTACGCTAATCGTACTGACGCTTTGTTTAACGCTCAAATACCAAATTTTATCGAACAAGGAATCAATCGTATTTACAGTGAAGCTAAAAATATCGGTTTTGAAATTATTATAACTGGCGATATTGCACTAAATAATACTACTATCAATAAGCCACCTAATTGGCGTGAAACTATAAGCCTTGAAATATACACCGAAGATCAGACATTTTCTAAGTTTTTATTTAATAGAAGCTACGAATTTTGTAAATCGTATTGGCCTAATCAAACTCTAACAGCAGAGCCAACGTTTTATTCTGATTATAATGATTACAATCAGTTTTTCTTTAGCCCTACAGCTGATAAAGCTTATAAATATAGGCTAATATATTTAGGGACTCCTTTGTTTAACGATCAAAATGCAGAAAACTTTTTAACTCGCAGATACCCAAGACTTTTGTTTTATGCCTGCATGTTAGAAGCAATGCCATTTTTAAAAGATGATGAGAGGCTAGGGCAATTTGAGCAATTATATGCTAGCAGTCTTAATGATATTAACAAGGATAGCACAGCACGTTATGTTGATAGAATTTCAGACAGAGGTAAGGACTAATGGCAGATTATATGTTCCCTCTAACTTACAAAGCTGGCCTTAATCGAGATGGTACAGACTATCAGCCTGAATATTGTAATGATGGTCAATGGATAAGATTTAACGAAGGCAAGGTACAGAAAATAGGCGGAGTTGTTAGCCCTGGTGTATTACCTGCTTATAACTTTGAAAAAGTACAAACAATTAATCTATTTCCTGACAATGATCCAAATAGAATAAAGGTTTATTTAGCGAGTCAGCGAAAAATATTTACATTTACAGTAAGCCAAGATTTTACTAACAAATCAGCAATTACAAATATCCAAGACATTGCACCTCTTATTCCAGGTAGATTATTTCAATCAAGTGTTGTTATAGACAATAATGTAAAAAAGCTGTTGTTTTTAGAAACGTATAACGCTCAAAACATAGCAAGTAATACTAAGTGCAAGCTGTATCAGTTAAATATTGCTAATAATCAGTTTTCAGAAGTGCCTCAAGGACAAGGATTTTTAACAAATTTCAACAATCAAGTGAGTGGTGGTATGTGCTACGCTGCTCCGCATTTATTTTTATATGGTGAAAATGGCTTTGTGCAATATAGTAAAGCAAATAATCCTTTAGACTTTAGAGAAAATAACACAAGTGGTATTTTGTATATTTCTAATGATAAAGTAATATACGCAGCATCTGTCCGAGGTGGTTCTAATAGTCCTTCATTGCTCTTTTGGACTTTATCTAAAGTGGTAAGAATTACTAACACCTCCGAAGACAGCGATAGAGTAAGTTTTCAAATAGACGTTGTATCCAATGCGTCTTCTATTTTATCTTCAAGAGCGGTCGCCGAATATGATGGCTTATTTTTCTGGATAGGAACTGATAGATTTTTTGTTTATAACGGCGTTGTCCAAGAAATGGTCAATAATAGCTCTATTAATTATTTCTTTGATAATCTGGACATGAA